GTCTTTTCACCTGTGCCACCAAAAGCGGCGTCACGGGTTGTAGTCGTTGCAAAAACTGGTATGCCTGTATTTATTTGAGATTGCTGCGAAGCGGTCAAAACCTGCCCCGCTGTAAAACTCGGTACTGCTGTTTGTGCGTTTGCGCCCATGCTTTTAGCCTAGATCACCCAAGCACGTTTAGCGCGTCAATTTTCCCAAACTCTATATTGTCAAGTATCAGTTCATAAACGATTGTCGTAGGGCTTGTAAACAAACTGACGCGGTGGCCGTCCAAAGTAATGGCATGCTCGACGCCCTCTACTGAAAGCTCTTGGGCCAACGTGGTTGTTGTGGACCCTGTAACAAATGTGCGTTCAATACTGATTGTGTCCGAAACGTCAATTATTGCCACGGTGTCACGTTGGGCGTTAGTAAGGGCGCCAAATACGGTTTCGACGCTGTTGTAACGCGCTTCCGGGGTGCCGTTTAAAAGGTAGTTCGCCGCGGTGGCTAGTTCGCTGTTGTCAAGCAAACTGTTGGTAATGCTGTTTGTTTGCACAAAAAACGCTGCTTGGCTTGTGAGATCGTCGGCCGTGGCGTTGGCGCCGTCTAAATTTTCTATGTAAACCCTGTTGGTAACGCTGTCCGCTTCAAAGGTTATGCCCAAATTTGTGTACGGTACGCCCGTTCCGTCGTCCATAAAGTCAATTACGGGACCGCTAAGGGTTGTCCCCACACGCGGTGTAAAGGTCAAAACGCCGTCGCGCGACACGAAAAAACGGCCAAATTCTGCGGTTTGGTTTATTTGCAAAAGGTATTGCAAAACGTTTGTACCGCCCGGCACGGTGTAAGCGGCGTCGTGGCCTAGGTCTACTGTGCCGGGGTTAATGCTTCGAGCGGCGCCAGTTGGGTAGTTGACTTCCGGCAAATCTAAAACGGTTTCTATGCGTTCGCCGGACGTTTCAACGCCAACGTTTAGTTCGTCCATAAACGTTTGGCTTAACAAGTAAAAATTATCTGAACAATAAACGGTAACGGTGTCTATGCCGTCCAAAGCAAAATTGTAGTCATAATTCAAAATTCGGCCGCGGTACAAGTATTCGGGATTGTTTAAGCTGTCGTAACGGATTAGTTCCACGGCGCGCATTGGGGCAAGGCCCGGCAATGCTTCCGGGGTGTTGTAGTACGGGCCGTTTTCGTCAAATGGGTTAAAAATGCCGTCCACGTCGTTAATGGTAAATACCATTGTTCCAGCTGCGAATTGGTCGCCAATGTCGCGACGGCCGCGCCGAATGTTTATTTGGGTTGTGCTGTTTGTGACGTCGGCAAAGTCTGTTGTTGGCCCCAACGGAAATGAGCCGTCCAGCAATCCTTTTATGTCGCTGTCAAGTTGAAAACTGCCAACGTCGTAACCGGTGTCAATTAAAAGGCTGTAATTGCCGGCTTGGGTTATTGCACTTCCTGGCATTACCTGTAACCAACTACGGGTACTTCAAGCGGGCCGTTTTGGCGTGTAAAGGCTTTTAGGCTGTCGGCTACGACGCGCCCAATTTCGGCGCTTGTTGCCATGCCACCATTAACGTTTACGGTGATTGGCGCGCTACTGCCGCGCATTGCTTGGTGTTCGGCAACGCTTGCCATGCTCGAAACTGTTGGCGCGGGTGTAGCGATTGTTTGGCCTGCTGTTATTTGCGTAAATGCAATGTCGTTTTGGGCTTGTTCTAAAAGCGCGTTTAAACGTTTGGTGCTTAGGTTTGGGTTTTTCAAAATCTTTTCGTATTTGGCTAACACGCTTTCCAACCCGGCAACAAGGGCTTGGCCCTGATCTACACCTGCTTGGTAGAAACGGCTTGCGCTGTCTAGCCCTAGTTTGTCGGCGACGCTTTGAACGGTGGCTACCAATTCGTTTACACCGCCGGGGCCTGTAATGGCTTCCTGACCGCCTGCAACCAGTTCGGCGGCAATTGCTGCGCCTGCCTGCCCACCTGCGTCCAAAACGGCTTGTAGCGCGTCTAGTGACAATCCACGGGTAAGCAACAAGTCCACGTTGTTGGCGTACTGTTTGACCCCTGCGACCTGATCGGAAAGGCCTGCTAAAAAGCCTTTGCCTGTTTCGTCGCCTGCGTCTTTGGCGTCGCTGAAATTAAATGCGTCCGAAATGCTTGACGCCACATTTTTGCCAAAGTCTGCAAACGCGGTTTGTGCGTCGCTTAACTGTGTTTTGGCGTCGTCCAGCGCCTCGGTCAATTTGTCTTTTATTGTGCCGTACAACTCATTGACTTTTTTGGTTGCGCCACCGGCGCCACCGCCCATGCCTTCAAATGCGGTTGTAACGCCGTCTACCGTCGGTTTCAATAATTCGGCTTGGCCTGCCAGTCGAGCGGTTGCCGCTTCGGTTGCCAACATTTTGGCCCGCGTGTCGTCAATAGCAATAAGTACGCTATTGAACTTCATTTCCAATTCGGTTACTTTGGTAATGCCAAGGTCGCCTAGTTCGTCGCCTAGTTCTTGGGTGACGCCAATAAACCTACCCATGCCCAAAAGCATGTTGTCCAATACTTCAACTACGAAAGCTTTCATGCGCGCAAATTGCAATTGAACGGACAAAGTAAATTTTTGAACGTAAAGACCGGTAATGCCCATGTTGCTTACAAACGCGTCAAACGCCCCGCCAAGGCCTTTCTTGCCGAAAGCGTCTACGGCGGCTTGTGCAGCGCCCGGCAATTTGTCTAACGCGTCTTTAAAGTAACGGTTATTCAAAATGGCGTAGCCAATTGTTTCCTGCACTTCGTCAAACACCACGCCTAAACGTCGTAGTTGCCCTTCGAATGTTTGCGCGGCTGCAGCGCTTGCCCCGCCAAATTGTTTTTCTAGTTCCCGTTGGGCGGCTGCAAAGTCTTTGCTTTTAATAATCGCCGGGTCAAGTGCAATACCTAATTTCGTTAACGCACCTAACTGGCCGTTTTGGGCTTTGGAAAGGGCAAGGCTTGCTGTTTCCAAGTCAACGTTGGCGCCGGCGGACAAATCTAAGGCAAGTCCTAAAAGGTCCTGGGCTTGTGTAAGGTCCCCGGTTGCTCGAACCAACGTCGCAAGGCTCGGCCTAAGCTGACTGTCCGCCACACCCGACGCAAACTGCATTTTTCCAATAAAATCCTCGGTCGCGCCAACCATTGCTTTAGTCGCGCCAACGCTATTGCGTAACTGCTTTTCTAATAGGGCGACACTCTTTTGGTCCTCGGCGGCGGCCTGTAGTGCTTTAGTGATACCGACGGCAGCTGCACCAAACGCGGCGGTAACGGCAGCACCAACAAGCGCGCCAGTTTTGCCAAACTTTTTAAATACCTTTTCGGCCGCGCCAATGCCGGCGTCGCTAAACGTTGTAATAATCGGAATGTTGATTGCCATTAGCGGGTACGCCTTTTCAAATTGCGGTTAGTTATTTTTTCCACGTCGTCAATAACTAGCTCAACGTCTTTTTGTACGGCAGGCTTGTTGTTTTCTACGGCTTTGTCAATAACGCGCGGTTGGCCGCCTTCCTCTTTGGTGAGGTTGGTAACAAATAGCCCGTCCGTGTTACGGCCCGCATGGTCGTAGATCACGCCGGCAGGGTCGGTGGATTGCACAACCATTAGCTTGTACGGTTTCGAGCCGAAAACAACCTGTTCGGTGTAGCCGCCTTTGTTGAAGTCAACGTAACGTTCACGGGTCGCGCGCACACCTACTTTAATTTTGTAACCCTTTTGTACTTGGTCGGTACGCCAACTGGTTTCGCGGCCTTTAACTAGGTTGCCCCGGCGCATACCGCTTAACGGTTCGCCAGTTCCTTTGCTGTTGTCAAAATGGGAAACCATGCTGCGGGCTTCGTTAAGGATTATTTGACCGCTGTTTTTAATGCGTTTGGTGACTTGACGCCGATATTTAGGGTCAATTTTGTTTAGTTCGGCTAACGCTTCTTGGATACCCTCGACTTCCAAAATTTGTTGGCGCATGGCGTTTACCTTTTGTTTCGTTCCCCTAAGACTTTAGCCACGGTTAAAAGGTCTTGCGTGTCAAACACTTGCGCGTACCAATGCGGCGCCCACCCTGTTGCAACTAACAGTTCGGCTAATTGCCGGCGGTAGGTGCCGCTTGGGTAGGGTTTTGGGCCTCTTGATCCACAACCTCAACGTTGGTTACTTGTTTGCAGAATGTGTCAAATTCGGACGGCACAACAATTTTGTTTTGTTTGCTTGCTTCCCACGCCAAAAATAAAAGGTCCTCAACACCAATGCCGTTTGCCATGTCGGCAGCTTTGCGTTTAAAACGGCGTTCCCATAGCACAATGGTAAAAAGGTTTGTGCTTACTTGGTATGTGCCTTCGTGGTTGGTTACTTCAAGGGTTAATTGCATGTGTGCCTTCTTTCGTGTCGGGCCGATTGTTCGGCGCTAATTATGCAACGCTGTAGGTGCCACCAACAAACGTAATGTCAATGGTTGACAATTCGCCCAAGGTCGCGTTCACAACTGGCATTTCAAGCAACGCGCAATTTGTGAGGGTAAATAGTTCGCCCTGCGCGTCAACAATTACGTCAATGTCAGAATTGCCCACTAGTGCTGCCAAAGTAGCGTAAGTCTCGCTAGCTGCGTATGACATGAAAAGTGAAAGGGTGACTTCGTGGTTGCCCAATCCTGCTTGGTACTGGCGCGACGTCTGCCCAAAAGTCGTGTTTTCCAACTGGTCAAAACGGTGCGTAAAAGTTGCTGCGGTGCATTGGTCGGTTAGCGAAATTCCGTTAACCGAAACTCCCGGCGTGGCGAGGTATGTCGAAGTGGCCATGTGTGTTACTCCTTGTGTGTTGCTCTCTTATTTTTAGCACCTTTTTTTGGTGCCGGTGTGGATACTTCCTCGGTTACTTCCTCGGTTGTTTCGTCTTGGACTTCCTCAATAAAACCGCCCCAAATAAGGGCAGCAATGTTTAGGCCAGGTCGCACAACAAATTCTTGGCCTACTACACCAACGCGGGGGCTTTTTATAATGTACATAGGCACCTAACTTGTTTGGGCTTGCATTTCAATAGTGAGATCATACGCCGAAAGTTCGCTGCCGCCGATCACGGCAATAGTTGGGCGCCCGTCTACAACTGCCACGTTTTTGGTTAGCACTTTGGCGACCATGTTCATAAGTGACCGTTGGGCGTCAAGGTTGCCCGGTCCCAACGTGATTAGGCGAACAGGGAAGCTGATCTTGACAATGTTGTAGTTCCATGACACAAAACTAGGCGCGTCAATGAAAGCACACGGCGGATTGAGGGAGCGCGGGTCATTGGTAACGGTGAGGCCCGTGATCGTTTGCAGGGTCGCCGTTAGATCGTCAAGCGCTTTGTTAAAAAGGTCGGTGTATGCAACGGGCATTATGCGACGGCGGGGCGGTCAATGCCCAATAGTTGTTTAATCATTGGGCTAAGGCCCATGCTTCCACCCGACGCCAAACCGTCAAAACCGGCGAAGTCCGTTACCGCGCCACGTTGCCTGTATAAAAAGCCTGCGTAAGCAATCGTGCCAAGTAGCACGGAAGCATTAGGCACCGTTGTAAGGCTTTCATTGCGATAACCCGCTTCGGCTCTGCGACGATAACAAAACTCATTCGAAGCCTGCCGGCATTGCGTAATAAATGCTTGGTCCGCTGCGGTAGCTGTTCCTATTCCTAACCAATCCTCAATTTGTGCGTCTGTAGTAACCCAAGTGCAAACCGGGGTTGTTGTCAACGTGCCAGTTGCCGCGACAATGTTGACATTGGCAGCGGTCTTGGCAACAAGTACTTGGTTTTCAATTGGTGCCTGTAGGTCGTATTGAAAAAAGCCTTGTTCGTCTACGCCAGTAAAATAAAACTGCGGAAGCGCCACCACGGAATGAGTCCCGTTAAAAGTCGCGTCAACCCCGGCAATAGTTACCGATTGTCCAACCTCTAAAGGGTCGGCGTTGGTGAGTAATACAACAACCGCGTAATTGTCGGTTAAGTATTTTTGTTGGACCGAATAGACGGCCATAACGGCCTACCTTTCGGAATTATGACTTAAGAAGTTTTACGAACTTGGTTGCGTCGGCCATAAAGCCAGCTGCATAACCACGGAACGCAATAGTACGGCCCATAATTCCGTTCGGCGCCTCGACGCTAATTGCACCCTTCATTTGTTCATAAAATTCGAAGCCTGCTGCCGGGCCTGCTGCATGTCCTACGACACCTTGCAAAGCGCCTGAACCGGTGCCGCCTGCCATGTTCTTATCCACAACAAGTACAAGGCCCAATGGGTTGCCGTTCCATGATGAAGCGGACGACGTGCCAAATGCGTTTTGACCAATGAGGTTTGGTGCGCCAACAAACGGGAATACTGGTTGTCCCGTTGACGTGGTGAGCATGCCCAATTTCGCCCATGTGATTGGACTTACGAAATAATGGGTTGGCAAGTAGTTTGAGCTGTTGGAAATTTGGTATGCAGCGCCGTAGATCGCTTCAATGAAGTCGGCAGGCGAGGACAAATCTACAACTGTTTCGGATTGTGTTACACCGCTAACCATGGTGTCAACTGCATAATTGTCGGTTGCTTGACCGTAGGCAATTGCCAACTGGTTAAGAATAATGTCAATGCTTGCAGGGTCGGACCAGTCAAGGTCTTGTTCTGACACGGTGACGTATGTACCGAAAGTCAATTTGCTGACGTCGTTGTTGGCCACTTGAACGGTTGAAGCGTTAAGGCTGTCCAACTGTGTTGTCTGCTGCTGTACTACAGGCCTCACACTCAATACAGGACGGCGGAACGTGGCTCCAGCGGTAGGCATTGCCCTTGTGCCAATTGCACTAACAAACGGTCTGATTGGGTTAAGCGAATCGAAAACGCTGCCGGTGATGATTTCTGGTAAAATTCCTGGGGTCGAGTCAGTATTGATCTGAGGGGCAACACCCGGCGCTGCTTCAATGCGAGCCTGTGCAATGTTTGCGTTGAGCTGTGCAAAGTCTGCACCACCGCGCACGTAACTTGCTACGTATTCGCTAGGTGAAGGCAAGCGCATTTTGCGCGGCTGTGCGTAAATGGTTTGAACTGTTGAAGCCTCAACAACTGCAGGGGTTTCTACTGGGTTGGTCATTTCGGTTACTTCCTTTTCTGTGTCCTCATCTTCATTTAACTCTACTTCGGGTTCGTTTTGGTGGATACTTGCGGCAACGCGCTCAACCTTGGCGGCCTCAAATGCGCCGTATGGCAAAAGGCTTAATTCTTGCCATTCTGCCTTGGTAACAATCATGGTGCCGGCTTCGTCAAAACTAAATTCAACCGGGATAGCACCAACGCTAAGGCTGTCTAGTACCCCGTCCATTGCAAGTTGCAAGCTCTCATTTCCAAGGGCGGTTTCGCTAATTTTGGCTTCAAACATTACGTAATTGCCGACTTCCTCGCGGGCCGTAACAACGCCAATTGGTTGTGTGCTGTCGTGGTACAAATACATTTTCGGCTTTTTGCCTTCCAACGGCAACGAGCCTTTTTCAAAGCGCACCTTTTGGCCGTCACTAACCACGGCCTCTACACCGTATTCGAGGGCGACGCCGGCAAGGGTTCTACGTGGCAGCGCGTCGCCTTGCGCGGCGTCAATCTTTAATTCTTGTGGGGTCAACCTAAGCATTTGCTTCCCTCATTTCCTCTGGCGTTTCCTCAACTTCAACGTTTGTGTTGTATTCGTTGGCTAAATAACTTTCAATGTCGAACATTACTCCGGTCCCGCGAGGCAGCACGTTATCCGCGCTAAGCGTTTCTTGTATGCAATCTATGTAAGGTTTTACGCCGAACGTGTACAAGTCGCGTGACGCTTCGCTTGACGAAACGTAACTGTAATTGCCAATGCTAACGGACACAAGGTATGCGGGAACGTTTGCAATGCGCGCAATTTCTTTGGCTTGGTATTCGGCGGCGTCAATCAAAAGCATTTTGTCCGGTGTTGCCATATTCGGTATGACTTCAACAAATTCATTTATGGCACTTGTGGCTGACGCATAACGCGCGGAATCGTAGGCGGCTGCGAGATCAGACAGCTCTTGCGGACTCATGGGCTCACCGCCAACTTGACGAAGCGTTACGGCAGGTTGCAAACTTGAAGCGTTACGGTTGCGGGCCTGTTCCAACTTAAGTGCGGTATCTACTGACGTTGCACCGGTGTAAATAAGTCCTTGAATTGGGCTTAAAAATTGAACGCAATCTTCCCAACGAACTGGCAAACCTTGAAACAAAATTTCTTTAGACGGACCAAACCAAACGCCCGTGCCTTGGGCTTGGTCTTGCGTGGTAATCATTGCGGCAGGTAAACGTGTAAAACCGCTTGGGTATCCGTCGGCTGTTCGTTCGGTGATGTACCAAAACGCGCGACCGTAAAAAAGTAAGTCGTCAAAAGTCCACGACAAAATAAAGTTGTTAGTTACGCCTTTGTCAATTCGACTAAGCCAACTGCGTGGCGCTTCCGGGACCTTTTCCATTTCGTCGCCGTTCCACATAGTTTTGTACATGACTAGTGGCAGGCAGCCGATCAAACTGGCCATAAGATCGCGGCTGCGGCTGATCGTTGGGACCTGCATAAAACGGCTACGCAAAACGCCGTCCGTGTACGCATAAAAGTTGCCAATTTGTGAAGCGCCCGCGTTGCTACCTGCGGCAGCTTTAACAACCTTTACGGGTTCGGGTTTCTTATTAAAAATGGCCATGGTTTTATTGTGTCACAATCTCACGCTTTTAGGTGGCACTAGCCGGCGCCGTGCAATCCCCGACGGAAAGCAAGCCGACTAATGCCAAAACGACTTTAGCGGTTTGCTGTAACAATTACGGGTTTACCAAGTAGTTGTGGGCGTGACGCCAGCGCGGCGGCCCATATCATGCAGCGACACGCTTCAATTGGTCCGGGTGATCGGGTGCTTGAAACGGCAACGCTTCCTTGGTGTTTAATCAGTACAGCGCGCTCGACGTGACTGTTTAACAAGTTTTCGTTGTTGTGCATTATGCGGTTTTCTAAGATCATGGCCCTAACCGCGCTAGTCCATTTAAGTAGTTCTTTGTAGCCAACGATTGTGCGCCGGCGTTCGTGTTGTGGCGGGCAATGGTTTTCTAGTCCTGGGACTATGGCTAAACGCAAGCCGGGGTTTTCTGCAATTTCGTTGTCTACACGCGCCCATAGTTCGGCGACGGTTCGAGCAACAAACGCTATTTTGACATGCGTTTTGTGACCTACTTGAACGGCGCGCACGGCGGTATAAGTGCTGTTATCTAACGCAATTTCTACGGCTAACACGCCGCCCGGTGGCGCCGGCTGATCGGTTGCCAACGCTTCAAACACACCGGGTTCCAACCATGCCGTTGTACTTGCCTGCCATAAATTTACGGACCCGCGTAAAAACGCATTTCGGTTGGGGCTTTCCGCTTCGGCTTCAATTGTTTTTAGTTCCAATGTGTGACCTAGTGCGGGGTTTGCATACGCCCACGCTTCCGGCGTCATAGGGTCAATTGGCGGTGGACTGTATTCGGCAAAGTAAAGGCTTGTTTGTTCACCGCTGTCAATTGCTCGAAGGCCCTGATCGCGCCACCTAAGCATGGCCAAACTTTCCTGCGTACCAGCTGTTGACGTCATAAGAAAACTAGGGTTTTTCTTTGCGCGTTGGGTGTACAAAAGCCCTTCGTCCAAAGCCTGTTGGCTAATGTCAAAAACTTCGTCCGCAATTATCAAATCGCACGAATACCCGTGACCTGCTGCGGGTGTCGCTGCTCGAATGTGCCACGTTGACCCGTCCGGCATAATTAGCTTTTGCCGGCCATAGGACCAACTAATTTCGGCGCCAAAACGATCTTGCAAAATTGGGGCAAGGTATGTAAAGAAAGCGGTTGCAAGGTCAAGTTTGTGCGCTGTTGTAATCACCGTTACCGGGCGTCCGCGCTCTTTTCCTTGCGTACTCAAATACCAACCAAGGTAAGCGGCGTTCATAGTTGTTTTTCCATTTTGGCGCGCCACCGAAACCAAATTAACCCGGTGTAACCAATTGCCCTTTTCGTCTTGCGCGGTAATGCCGGCCAAACAATGCAACTGCCAAGGCATTAAGTCCACGCCTAATACCTCTTGGGCAAAGCCCCCAATGTCGGCAGCTGCAGATCGGCAACCGCTGTGCGTGGTCGTTTCCAATCTCGGCCGGTCATGGCCAGTTAGCGCCAGTCCGTCGTTATTGGGGAATATACGAAAAAGGTCTTGCGGGGGCTTCCCTTGGTCTCCGAAAAAAACGTTATTCTCACTCTGCGTGTTCGGCTCATCAAACCCTTGTGGGTGTTGGGTTTTGTGGCGTTCGCGTTGTGTTTTTACTTGTTGTCCACGTCGCGCATTGCATGGTTTACAACTGGCAACAAGGTTGTCCATGCTGTTGCTTCCGCCTTCAATGATTGAAAGCACATGGTCGGCTTCGGTTGCCACGTTGACGCCGCACCAATGGCACGGGGGGTTGTCTGCCAGTAGTCGAGCGCGGTTCTTTTTAAATTCTGTTTTGTTTCGTGTCTGACTGTTTAGGTTGGTTGCCATGCTCACGCGCCTTCGGCTTGTGCTAGCGCGCCGGCAGGCCGGCTTGCTTCCGGTCGGTGTTGGTTGTGCATTGTGTCGGGTCCAATTCTGTTGTGTTTGTTTGTGTGTATGTTAATTCGTTGTGTGTGCTAAACGCTATGGGGGAACGTCTAGCACGTTGTAAAGCCTAATGTTATTAAGTCCCACCCACGGGGTTGCCCTAACCCGTACCCACTTACTTACGCCTGATTATGTTTACAGGCTGCCGCGCCATTGGCCCGGTCATTTCGTCGCGCATGATTGCGGGCATAGCGCACTACCTACGTTGCCGTATGTTCCCAACTGCCGTGCAACGGGCTTAGGGCTTGGCTAGTCGAGCGTCTATGCGCTAGCTAGAAAGCGAATGATTACGGGCAACTGGTTAGGTCGCCACACTTGCACGATTGCCCCCGATTGTTCAAGCCGGTCAAGCCATGCGTTTTGTGTTTTGCGTACTACGCCTATGTCTGTTTTTAGTTCGGCGAAAACTAGCACACCCTTTGGGTTGACTAGAACAAGGTCAGGAAAACCGCTATCGCCTTGAATGTGTGTGGCCCATTTGCCGCGCTTGTTCATTGCCGGCAAGTCATGGTGTACAAACCAACCGTAACGTTGAGCTACTTCAATGACCGCGTTTTTAAATTGCGCTTCAAGCATTGCCATTGGTTTGGCTTTCGGCCAGTATTCGGTATGCCTCGGTTAACGCTTTCCAAGTGTCGCGGCTTTCCTCTAAACGCTTATTTTGTTGGCGTAGTAATTCAATTTCGGCGCGCAAGTTTTGGTTTGTTTCGCGCATGAATTTGATCATGTTTATTTCGTCGGTCATTAGTCGCCCTTACTGCTAGGTAGTTTTTTCATTGCGTCAATTACCTGCGTGGCCTGATCGGGGTTTAACGTTTCGAGCGTCACCGCGTCGCTGTCAAGGGTTACGGCTATGTAATCGTGCAAAGCTGCGTCGTCAAAGCCGGCGCCTTTAGCCAATGACTTTATAAAGTAAACCTGTTTTTGGCTTGCCTGTTTGGGGTAGGTGCCAGGTGCTTTTGGCTTTGTTTCGGTTGGTTGGTCTTGGCGGGCTTGTACTTCGTTTTTGCTTGCAATGGCTTTGCTTACGCCACAACCCATATACCCAAGCGCACGGCCTAACGCGCTAGTCATGCCAACCATAAATTCGCTGTTTTTTGTGTATGGGGTTTTGCCGGGGTACGGTTCGGCAGCTGTCGCAATGCTTGGCAACGGGTCTGTTTCGTCGCGCCAAACGGTCACGGTGCAACGGTAAAAGCATGAGCCGTCGGGCATGGTCACTACTTCGGCGCTTGTTTCTTGTATTCGAAGGTTTGGCCAACGCTTCAACGCTTCATTTAAGCGGGTCGGCACGTCTACATAATTGTCAATGCTAAAAGCCATGTGTCGGGTCCTTTTGTGTCGGGTTTAAATTGCTGCGGGTAACGTATCCATTGGGTGTAACAAACTTTGTGGCGTCATAAAGCACGGTGCCGGCATGTTGGTTGCCCAACGTGTTGGGTGCCATGTTTCGTAAAGTGTTTGCCAACCTCGAAGGCTTACTGTGCGTGTGTCTGCGTCAAGTGTTGCCAAAATGTATATTGCGGGTTTGTCGCACTCATGGGTAAGCAAGCAACCGTTAGCGCGCAATGTGCTTCGTACTTCGTATCCGGCAACGTCGCTAGCGTTTTTGTTGTACGGCTCAAAACCCCACGCAAGCTGTAAGTATTTGGCTACGGCAAATTCACCAATGCAGCCTATTTTCATTGCTTTTAGACTGTCGGCGGGGGTTAGCCCGTAATTGTGTTTTGCGCCGCGCGCGTCGCACCAGTCAATGCGTAAACGTGCAACGGCGTAGGCGTAGTCAATTTCGTTTTGGGTTAGCGCAATTTGTGGCATGTCACCCGCCAAGCGCTTCAATTGCTTCGCTTACTGTTTGCCAATCGGTTGTGTTTCCGCTTAGGTCTAGGTCAACGGCCAAATGTTTTAGCCGCGCAATCAAGTCGGCGTGTTTCGGTTTGTACGGAATGTGTGCGGGCCTGCAAATTTCGTCTAACAAATTTTTGATTACTGTTTCGTGCCTATGCAGGGCTGTTTGTGTCGGGTCTAACATACGTCGGGTTTCCTCGCTTACTGTGTTGTCGGGGTAGGGCTGTTCTTGCATTTAGTTTGCTGTTTTCCATGGTAGCCAACCGCTGTTGTTCCAAATGGCAACCATGGCTTTAGTGTTTGTTACGGGGTCAAATAGTTCGTCGCACGTTTGCAAAATGCCATGCGCTTGCAACCAACCGGTAGGCCAGTACGTCGAGGGTTTGCACCAAAAATAATTTATTTGGTAAATGCCGGCGCTGCCGCCCATTGTGTCGGTGGCGTTGAAAGCGTCACTTGTGCAAAGGCTTTCGCGAACGGCCACTTTTAACGCTGTTTTTAGTTCGGCCTGCGGTAATCCTTCGGCAACGGCCAACGTCGCCACCTGCGAGCATGTAGTGACCAATGCGGGCATTGTGGTTGTGGTCGTCGTGGTTGGCGGTAGGGAAGCAATTACTACCTGTGGGGTTGGCGCGGTGGCTTGTGCATTATTGAAACCGAAAGCGATCAAAACGCCCAAAACTAGGGCTAATAAGCCTGTGAGCAATCTGTGCATAATCATTAGTTGGGCCTTTCCATTTGGTAGGGGTTTCCCCATGTGCCGTGTGCCGGGCTTTTAAATGCCATTTGTACGTGCAAACAATCAAATGTTTTTGGGTCTCTAAAAAGTTGAACCATAACTTGTTGCCCTGTTTCGAGGGTTGTTATGTAATACTCGTAAAGAAAGGTTTGCGGCTCTGTCATAGGTTTAGGCTTTCCGTCGGTGGAAAAACCTTAGCCAATGATTGTTACGCGGTTGTGGATACCCCAAATGTCGCTTCAAATATGGCTTTAACGGCGTCCGGGTTATCGGCAAACGCCGGGCTTAGCTCTATGTGCCACCAATCGCCGCCGGGTGCGCCTGACACGGTTTTTGTTTCGTACACTTTCCACGCTTGGCGATCACAACGCCACGACGCGCCCCAAGGTTTGCTGTAATAGTCAATGACCATTTGTACGCCGAAAGCGTTGGCGTTAGCAAGTATTTTGTCAATAAAAACTTTGGATACCGCGCGACCTTCTTTAATGCCTTTGCCGTCTATTTTTCGGTACGACAAATCCATTGCGCGCCCTGTTGCATGTACTGACAATGTGCCGGGCTTCGAGCGAACGTCACGTTGGCCATAAGTGCCATTGTTCCAAAGCGCGCCGTTTGAATACTTGGCAGCTTGCCTTACCCATTCCTCGGTGCCGGCACGTTTACCAGCTGCGGGGCCGTCGCTGTTGCCTATGTAGTCGCGCGCACCAACAACACCCGGTTTAGCTTTAGCGATCATTGGTCGCTTGGTGTTCCTGGCTTGCTTTTAAGCCCATTTGAAGCAACAAGTCCGCTAAGTGTGCCAGTAAGAAAAACCAGCAACGTGCTTAAAAGGTCAATTAGTTGCGCGTCAGTTGGTGCTTGTTCGGTTGGCTGATCTACAAACAAAATGCCATAAATAAACGCCATGACCGTAAACGTAAAACACAATGCCATTAAACGTCCGACAAAAACAATTAGTGAAGCGTGGTGTTGTTCGGGTGTTTTAGTCACATGCGGCCTTTGTAAAACATTGGTACTCGATATTCGTTTTAGAAAACGTGCAACCACTACAGCCCCAAACTACTACCGCAATTAGTAACGCGTAACCAATCATGTAACGCCATTTCATTACTCACCCGGCGGCGGTGGCGGTGGCGGTGGCACTACACAAACACCGTTTTCTACTGCCCAGCCGATACCGCAAGGATTGGCGTCGGTGTATTCAATCCATTCGCCTGGTTGTTCAGCAATCCATTCGGCGTCAGCCACAACGGTGTTTACAACAATGTTGTTTTCTATTTGTGCGTAAGTTGCCATAGTTCCTTAGACCTCGAATGTTAGGTAGACGTAACCAGTTCCGCCAGCAGCGCCTGATGTGCCTGCTGTACCGCCAGAACCGACCGTGATTGTGATTGATGCGCCAGCAGTTACTGCACCGCCTGCAACAATTTCAGCGCCGTTTTGTGCGCCTCTAGTTGCTGAACTATAAAAACCACCCGATAGTGATGCTTGATACCCAGCACCGTTACCAGAGTTAGCAGCGCCAGCGGTTGCAACCGCCGACAAATCAAACGCCGTACTAAATCCAGCGCCACCCGTTGCCGAAACCGTACCGCCAGCAAAAGCCACAGAGGAAGTTCCGCCAGCGCCAGCGCTTGCGTTACCTGCACCACCACCTCCAGCCCTAATTGTTGCTATTGCATAGGTTACGCCTGCAGGCACAGTCCATGTACCGCTTGCTGTGAATGCTGCGACGTTTGTTTGACTACCCACGTTTGACCATGCGCTTCCTGTGTAAACCTG